GCACCCTTCATGAAGTCATCGAATGCCTTTTGGCGGGCCTCGTTGGGGTCCTTAGCAGTCTTCACGTTCTTCGTGTCGATCAGTTTGGCCACCAGCTTCTGAACTTCAGGGTCCTGGGCTTGCGCCAGGGCCTGCTTCTGGATGATCTGGCGGCTTTCCTTGGCCGAGTTCCACGCGGGAACGCTCTGGATGTCCCCAGTGGCCTGTGCGATGGGCGACGGGCCTGCAGGAGCCTTACTAGAGACCTTCTCGGCCTGGGCTTGCGCCGTTCGATCACCGAACTTGGCCTTCATTGCCGCCTGGATGTCGTAGAACGGCTGGCCCTTTACCTTCGAGCCGCCGCTTGTCATCAGTTCGGCTATGTGCGGAGCCAGTTCCGGACGCTTCTGCGCCAATTCATGCAGCGCGGGGAGCGCGGCCTGGTTCGACACGGGGGCCTCAGGCGTACCGGCATACCGGAGCATCCCCGAGAGACGCCCATGGGTCGGGTCGAGACCTTCGAACGTGCCGTTGGTGACCGCAGCCGCTCGGCGCTGCTTCGCCTGGTCCGTGATGTACTGCTTCTGGGCCTTGCTGGCTGGTTGCAATTCATCATGGGGGACGAACGTCTCCTGGCCGTTGTGATCGACTCGGACGTACGTGCGCCCATCTGGGCCTGGCTGCGGCTCGACGTTCTTGACCGTGACCGGGATGTCCGTATCGGAATTGCGCCACACCGCGACGTTGCCTGGAGTAGCCACCTCAGCCTTCGCTTGGGCCTTTTGGGCCGCTTGGAGAGCCGGGGACGCTGGGGCCTGGGGACCCATGGCGGCAGCTTCGGCCTGGCTCCGCATGACCTTCGAGAACTCGGACATCTGATCCGCATTGCGTGGAGGGCCGAACTGGTTCGACATACCAAGCAAGTTGGTCGGATCACTGTGGAACTGGTCCGCGAGGGCCTGCTTCTGCGCCAGTTGGGTCTTCAGGGACTCCTTCGACGCGGCTGCGTTAGCTGCCTCTTGGGCTTGGAGCGCCGCACGCTGAGCGGGGGTGACCTGAGGGCCGATCTGGGCCGCAAGCTGCTCGGCCTGCTGCTTGGCGTAAGCCTGTGCTGCCTTGGCCTGGGTTGCGTTCATCTGCGGACCCACGGACGCCTCTGCTTGCGCGGCTTGCTGGGACTGTTGAGCCATACCCGCACGGTTCGCCTGTCCGGCTTGTTGGGCGCGGAACATGTAGTCCCTTGCTGCCGCTTGGGCCTCAGGGGTGAACGGGTTTGCTGCTGCTGCCCCTTGGCGGGCCTGCTGGGCTGCTTGCTGGGCACGTTGGAAGGCGCTGTCGCCCTGCTTCCACCCTCGGGCGTCCTGACCGGCTGTAGCGGCTGCTGCACGGGCTGCTTGGGCCGCTTGCGCAGCTTGGGCGAGACCTTGGGCGCTCTGGTTAGCGGTGCCCTGCCCGAAGCGCTTGAGGAACGCCTGGGCCATGGGGCCTTGCTGCAGAGCCGACTCGATGTTCGCCGTGCGGTTTGCACGACCACCGAGCAGCGCGCCCATCACGTAGTGACGCACCGGGGCGAGCGTGAGAAGGCTCCCACCAGGGACCACATGGGAGACAGCGTGCAGAGCACCGTTGTCGACCAACGTGCGGGCGAGGCTGGCCACCTTCCCCAGGTTCGCTGGGGTCGGTGCAGTCAGCGCAAGGGTCCGCTGGTGCATCTGGATCGCATCTGCCACCGCATCACCGTTAGGGAGTTGGCGCAGGGCGCTGATCTGGTCGTCGCTGAGACCTCGGGCACGGTTGAGGGCGCTCAGGAGAGTCTGTCGGTCCTCCGTCTTCGGCATCTGGCGAAGCTGGTCGGCAGCTTCCTGAGTGTAGCGGCGAGCAAGTGCGTTGGCATCGGCTGGGCCTAGCTTCGCGCCCTCCTGCGTCGCGCGACTGTTCATCGCCTGGAGATCAGAGAGGATCTGGGCGTCACGCTGCCCCCCCTCGACGCTGCCTGCCTTCAGCAGGAACGAGTTTGAGAGTTGGTTGTCGGTAGCCTTCGTGAAGGCACCACCTAGCCCGCCTCCGACCGCTCCGAGGCCCATGCCAGTTGCAAGCTGCCCTGGGGTGACGTCGTCGAGGTAGTTTGCGTGGCCGAGGACCTGTGCGGCACCCTCGGTCATCCCTGCGGCACCACCGGCCATCACTCGGGCAGCACGGGAGGCCGTGGGAACGGCTTCGATGGCCTTGTTGACCAAGGAGATGTCACCCGCACCAGGCACGAAGGCCGAGCCGATCTGGCCAGTTAGGAACGCCGGAGACTTGTCCTCGTAGTCCTGCACTTGGCCAAGGACGTTATGGTAGCGATCCGAGAACGAGCCGCCATCTTGGTAGTTGACCGCCGCGTTGAGGGCTGCACCGGCCTTGTCGGCCATACCAAACGTGAGGCCATCAACCACACCGTGAGCCGCGTTACCGAGGGCTTCGATGGGGGAGTCGGTGGCCTCGTCCGCAGCGCGTTGGAACCAGCCCTTCTGCGGCTGTTGGGCTGCTTGCTCGGCTGCGATCTGCGCCGGGGACATCTGGCCCGGGAGCGCGAACTGGGTGTTGTCGCTCGGGGGCGGTGCGCCGTATCCGTTAGGGTCCGGGTTCGCAGGGGCGGAAGCAGCTTGCGCAGGCTGTCCAGAGGGCGCTCCTTGGGCCTGTACTGCACCTGAGGCTACCTGGGAATTGCCTGCGTCTTGCGGGGCCTGCTGGGGCGCTGTGGGCGCGTCAGAAGAGGCATCAGCGAGCGGGAAGTTGTCCCACCAGTTCCCCTTCTCGATCCTACCAGCGACCTGTTGGCCATACTGGAGAGTCGTCGGGGCGTTGGGGTTCCGGGGATCGCTAACTGCGATGCCCTTCTGTGCTTTGTCGATTGCACCAGGGCCACCGTAGTAGCCTGCGGCTGTCAGCGCGGGGTCACCCCCGGCCTTCTCCGACAACTGCTTGATGTACCGGACACCTGCTCGAGCATTGTCGACGGGGTCATTGATGTCCCATCCTTTGTCGGCCACGGAGTGAAACGTCGCGGGGATAATCTGCATCCCGCCGTGGGCGTCCGCGTTGGACGTCTTCGTGTTCTTTCCGCTTCCGGACTCTTGCTGATAGATGCTGCGGGCAACTGCGGCGTCCTGGGGACTCGCACCCTCTGCGTCCAATGCAATGTCCATCGGGCTTGCGATAGGGAACGAGTCCCAGGAATCTGCCATGGTTTAAGGAACCTTTCTTTGTTTACCGTTGGGGTCAGTGAAGATCGTGCCGCTCGGGAGCTTGCTTGCTTCCGCGAAGCTCGATACCTGCACGGGTTGGTAGCCAGCGCCGGTGGACGACCTGGTAGGGGTTGCTTGAGGCGCTGCGGGGGCCTGCGGGACACCGAGGTCCTGACGACCGTTAGAGCCGTACGGGGTTATCGGACGGTTTGCCGCCTCACTGCCACGCTTAACGACTCCCGTATAGAAGTCCATGCGGCTCTTGAGGATCGGGTTGGCACGCTCGTAATACGCATCCCAGACAGCCGGGGAATCCGAGGGACTCGGGACCGATCCAACTGCGCGGGTCCACTCGTCATTACTGAGTGAGCCGTTGAGGCCTGCAACTTCCATCTTCGCGCCGTCAATCTTGGCGTTATTCAGAGTGTTGTAGTCCGCAGCCGCTTGCGCCATCGAGCCTCCACCCACCGCCGCTGCAGCACGCTGGGCCATCGAAGGGAGCGCTGAGTAAGCCTTGAGGTACCCAGCGCGGCTCGAGTCGGTCTTGAGCGTCTCCGTGAGGTTCCGCGCAGCGTCCATTCCCGCCTGAGACTGCTGGAGGTTCGTGAGCACCGGGATCGCAGCATTACCGTTCGTCTGGTCTTGCTTCATGGCGGCCCGTTGCGCCTCCATGGTGTTCTCACCGATCTTGTTGTTCATCTCGAGCATCTTCTGCGCTCTGACCTTGCCCAGGACGTAGTCTTGGACCTGGCTGTTCGGCAGAACCTGCGGCTGCTGGCCAGGCATCTGGACCATCGAGAACGCGCCGTCCTGGCCCACCGGGGTGACCCTGGGCGTGTTCAGTTCGCGTTGCTGGTTGAGCGTCGAGTCGAAGTTGTCATTGAACGCCTTACCTGCGCCAGCCATGCCCGTCTTGAAGTCCTTGCCACCCATCATCGCGGAACCTGCTGCAATTAGGCCGTTGTCCATCGACAGGGACGGGTTCGTCGCCTGGTTTGCGAACATCGCCTGGATGGCATCGGAGTTAGGGTAGCCGCCCATGGCCTGGGTGATCGGCGTCTGCGGGGCCTGCGGATCCATGGCTTGCGCCACAGGAGTCTGCGGGGCCTGCTGCGGAGCCATGGCCTGCGCCACGGGGGGCTGCATGGGAGCACCACCGCCGAACATCGACTGTCCGGCCTGGTTGTTCATCGGGTAGCTGTAGGAATACGGCAGGTCCGTGGACTTGTCGGTCCCGTAGAACTGCAGTGCCTGCCCCAGGTACGCCGGGAGACTGTGGGACCCATCATCGCGCGGGTCAATGCCTGGAGGCATGTCAAACGAGTAAGCCATTGGGGCCTCCTTAGTAGCCGAACGCGCTGAGACCTGCGGGGGCCTGCGATGCGTTCATGGCCGTGGTGGCCTGTGTGGTGTAGTCGTTGCCGCCAGGCATCGTGAAGCCGCTGTTGTTGAAGTTGGTGCCACCTGTGTTGCTGTATCCACCGAGCTTGTCCGCGATGCCGTAACCCATGAGACCACCACCGGCAGCGCCTTGGAGCGCACCCGCAGCCGTCGAAGGGCCTACCGACGACACTGGCTGACCGCCCCATTTCCCGTTAATCACGTTCATGTACTGACCGTAGAGGTTCAGCGGGGTGGACTGTTGCTCCTGGAACTGCTGCATCGCGGCGTTGTTCTGCGCCTGCTCCTGTCCCTGGTAGAGGCCGCCTGCAGCGTTGAGTTGGTCGAAGTTGTTGCCGTTCGCCTGTTGGCCGTTGAGGAGACCCGAGGACCCCATCTGATACGCGTTGCCGAGTTGGTTGTTCGCCGTGAGCGCACGATCCGAGTTGGCGTTGTACTGCGACTGCGCCGTCTGGAGGCCCGTGTTGAAAAGCTGGCCTCGGATCTGTGCCGCTGTGTCGGCCATCTGCTCCGAAGCGTTGCGCTGGAGGATCGCTTGGGTCACCCCGGTACGTGTGGAGTCTGTGTTACCGTTTCCTGCGGCCGTTACAGCCAGCGAGGGAAGCTGCGACTCGTTCAGGTTCCGTGAGGCATCGCGGTTGGCTGCGTTGACCATCTGCGTGGCCATATCACTGTTCGCCAGTCCGTTTGCGTAGTTCAGGAACCCTTGGGTCGGGTCCTGCTGTGCCTGCGCTAGGAGTCCTTGGGCGTTGGTGCCATACTGCGAACCCGTCTGCGTGAGGCCCATACCAGTGTTGTAGAACTGGTTTGCCGTATTGATGCCGTTACCGTTCGCGTAGGATGCTGTCTGATCGGCTCCTTGGGTCTGGTAGGGATTCAGACCAGCTACGCGTGGTCCGCTGTACGTTCCCATGCCCAGGGCATTGTGGAGCGCGTCTTGGGACCCTTGGAACTCGCCGCTGATATACGGCTGCGCTGCGGACCAGGGGGAATTGGCAGCCTGGGCTGCGGACTTTTGGGCATCGGCGGCATTGCTCGAGGCGATACCGCTACCGACCGCACCGACTGCTGCTGCCCCTACTGCCGCTGCGGCCACATGCGAGCGCATGAAGATCGCGGGGGCGAGGAGCTTGAGGATTGACTTGATCATAGGACCTTGGAAAAGAGGCGCTCGGTTTCCCGCCAACCCATCCGCTCAAAGATCGGTCCCATGTCGAGGTGCAACTTGGTCCCGGAGAACACCTTCTTGACCCCACGGGCCTTGAGGGTCTTCTCCACGTACTTGAAGAGCTTTACGCCTGCCCACCCCTGCCGATGCTCCGGGGAGATGTAATAGACGTCAGTAAAGCCGTGGAGGTCGTTCTTGTAATGGAGGTGCGGACGGACGATGCTGATGTGGTAGCCAACGATCTTTCCGGCCTCGCGGGCCGTGACGATGTGTAGCGCCCCAGAATCACAAAATGCTTCGTACTGCCGATAGTCGGGGGCCAGCTTAATGGTGTCGTGGTCGATTGCGACCTCTTGCCAATGAGCGGGCCACAGGGCCTCCATTTCAGACACGATGTCCCGCCACTTCTCTACTGAATAGGTAATCACGGCTTGGATGTCCGAATGTCAACGACCATGTGGATGCGGTCGCAGGGGGAGTTGTTGATCACTTCATGCTCTTCGGCGTTCTGGAACCACCAGGTCTCGCCTGGGGCCATGTACACGTCCTCGTCGCCCGTGCGGAAGTACACTCCAGGGGCGCTTTGGAGCACCACATGGAAGCGATCCCAGTATTGGGCATGTTCCGGAGTATCCGCGTGCGGGAAGATGCGACCACCAGGGGCGATCTTGTTGACGATCACGCGCCCTAGGCGTTCGCCGCCCACGCGGGCCATGAGGCCCATGACGATGGGACGGGCTTCCGGGAGGGCCTTGTAGGCCTCCTGGTCAACGCACTCGTGCTGGTCGAAGTTCTCGAGGTGCTTCTTGAGGGCTTCTTCGGTTTCATGCACGGAGCGCGGAGGGAAGCGCAGGATGATCGACTCGATCTGCCCGAACGGCCCCTGGGGGTAGTCGCGCAGGTACGTGTCGGCCTTCCAGATCTCCGGACGGCGTTGGATTGCGAGGTTGAGCGGCACTGTGTCCAGGCCTACTCCGATTCGCATGAAGTTTTTCATTGCTCTCTCGATTTAAAAGGGTTACGTGACCCGCGCAGCAAGTTGCGTCAGTGCCGCGTTGATAGCGGCGACCGAACGCTCGAGCTTCTTTAGCTCTTCCTGAAGCCACTGGGCCTCGGATCCCTTTAATGGGGGCTGTGCTGCGCGGACGTAGTTCTGAAGGGGTACGGTGAAAGTGACTGCCATGGGTTACCTCCGGGACAGCGACTTGACTTCGACATCCATGCCAGAGATCTGGAAGTTAGAGATCGAGGGGGTGCTGACCTTGTAGGACAGGTAGCGCCCGGAGACCATCATGTCGAGCTTGTAGTCGCTGCTCGGGTTGAAGGTTGCTTTGGACCGATAGTTCGGCGTCTGCTCCGGGAGATCCGAGGAGCCGAATTCGAACGTGAACGTACCTGTACTGTCGTCGAAGAACGACTCCGGGACCGCACACTGCACCGTCTTGTACGAACGCAGCGGGAGGCCCTGGGTATCCAGGGAGATCCCCACGCGTTCCACGTAGGCGGGCTTGAGCGTCTCGGTGTTAGCTGGAAGGTTCACCAGGCCTACGGTCGGGAGGTCGACGGCATACACGCAGGAATCTGACAGGCCCTTGGACTGGTCGTATACCCCGAGCATGATCGACAGCTTCGGCGTGCCGCCACCCGAGAAGCTCGAATAGGCCGTGTTGAACAGGGTGTAGCTGTTCGTGACGTCCGGGAACGAGTTCTTAACGAGCGAAGCATTGGCCTCTGCCCCACCGACGATGTTCGGCAGGTCCATGAAGGACCAGGTGTCGTTCTTGTAGTTGTACGTCGCGGCCTGGTTGCAGAACTGAGTGCCCGCGAAGGACGCCTCGTCCTGCAAGGTCGCGTAGCAGAAGTGCAGTAGCTTCGACACGGAGTCGTGAGCCACGAAGCAGAACTGCTGCTTGTTGCGGTCCAGTGTGCTGAAGATGCGGCGACGGACGCGGCCATCTGCAATCGACTGGCGGCTGATGCCGTCATGGACGTAGATGTCGTTGTCGCCAAATACAAAGTGCTTGCTTTCGACCTCGACCACACAGTTCGTGTTGATGATGCCGCCCTCGAAGGGGAGCCTGCGGAAGTTGAAGACGTTCAGGTCGCCCGAGTACTCCATGAGCCACAACTGGTTCTGGGAGTAGATGATGAAGGCCTCGCCAAGGGAGAGACCATCGCGGATCGGGTTCTTCATGTCACCGATGACATTCTCACCGGCCACGTAGTTCGTGTTCGCGGGGTCCCATTGGAGACCGGAGACCGGCGTGGAGTACTGAAGCGGGTTCGACCACTTCACCATCGTGGGGTAGTCGGTGCCGTTCTTGTTGATCCCGAGGCAGATGCAGTAGCCCTTGAAGCCCCGCACGATGCTCGCCTGGTCCGTGGCCACCCAGTCGCCGCCCATGAGGGAGTACTGGGAGTCGCTCTTGATGTTCCGAGCGTACGGGCGCATGCCCTTGCGGGCCAGGAAGGACAGACCGGCGACCTGGGCGTGAGACCAGGCGTTGTCGTTGGATACAGTCCCCGTGGTCGGGGTCTGGAAGGACATCACATTGCCAGGGTAGGCACGGATGGTTCCGTCGTTGTCTGCCACAAATACGGTCTCACCGGCAGTGGGATCGGTGTAGCTACCGACAAAGCGAGAAGCGTTAGAGCTACCGCCTTCCGCAGAGTTGTAGAGGGCCGAGTTGGCATCGTAGGAGCCTGTGCCCGCATCGTACGAGAGCGTCGAGCGGATCGGGTTGAAGAGTTGCTTGAAGACCGGGGCACGCCGGATGCGGCCCTCGGAGAAGATCACGTTGTTTGCCGCCGAGAAGGCATTGGGCGGAAGATCATACGGAGAAGCGTCGGTGATAACCCCCACGCCCCCCAGTTGGCGCAGCGGGAGGTTAGCCATTACAGTTTCATGATGTAGGCGAGAGCCAGGTACGGAGGGAGGCAGGAGTGCGTGTGGTCGCCCACCTGGTTGATCGTGTGGACGTGACCTTGGGACACCACGGACGAGACCACGGACTGCCCAGCACCCGCAGCGACTGCGAGAGAGGAGACCTGCAGGTTTGCCGTGGACTGGTTCTCAGTGTGCGTGTGAGCACCACTGAAGCCCGTAGAAACATCTCCACCGATTGCGGAGACAGCGTACTGGTCCCCTGCCCCGATGACGAACTTGTTCCGGAGATCCGGGGTCCCTTGGGTCCCATCGCACAGCGCGTAGCCCGTGGGGATCGCTGTGAGCGCCCCCGACCACAGGATCACGGCCCCTTGGGGCACCGGGTTGTTCAGTTGGGCCGGGGTGGCGGTGACCGCGCTGTCCAGGTTCGGGAACGTGGAGAGGAGTACTGACTTGATCATCCGGAGATGGTCGTCAGCCTGGGACACGGAGTCGGTCGACAGCGGGTTCGCCGCGACGAGTTGGTTGAGGTACTGAGCGGATTCGATGGCCATGGCTTAGATCTTCATGATGAACGCCAGGGCGTAGTAAGGGGGACGGTTCTCGATGGCCGCGCCACTGCCCGTGTTGCCCACTGACACGTTGTGGGCGTGAGGGCCTACAGGGTCCGTGGTAAAGGTGTGGAAGTGGTTCCCTGCGGGATCCGTAGGGGACATGTAGCGGCTCGAGCCGTACCCGGTACTGACCGGTACGTTCGCACCCCCGTTGTCCGAACCAGCTTGCACGGAGCCGAGGTTCGGCATCGTGTGGACGTGATCCCCGTTGGTGGTTGTCTGTCCAGTGTGTTGGTGACTACCTTGGGAATCCGTGGAGGCGGGGTGGTTGTGCGGGGGAAGCTGGGCTACCGAGAGGATGATGGTTGCTGCACCGCCTGTGGTCCCTGCCCCATAGGAACCCCCGGTACCGACGATGAATCGGTCACGGAGATCGGGCGTGGTGATGTTGCCCGACCCATCTGCCTTAGCCACTGTTTGGCCATTGCAGAGTGCCCAACCTGCCGGGATCGAGCCGCCCGACCACATGGCGATGAGACCCACCGGGGTCCCGTTGGACAGGTTTTCGTGCGTAGCGGAGACCGCTCCCTTGACCTTGGGGAAGGTAGCCAGGAGCGTCGACTTGATGAGACGGAGGTGATCGTCTGCGTATGCGATGGGATCGGAGCCTACCGGGTTGGCGGCTACCAGGTCCGAGATGTATGTACCAGTTTCGAGTGCCATGGGGGTCTTGGGGATGTGTGCCCCTAGGGCACCTTAATAATTCTGAGATGAAGTCTCCGTTTCCGGAGGAGGGAGGAGATGGGGTGCGAACGCTTCAATCATTCGCTGGAGCGTGTAGCACATGGGTTCCCCGTTGGAATGCGCCGGGTTCATCCCTGCGTAGTCGAGGATGTCCAGGGCCGCGTGGCAGCACTCATGGGTGAGCACGGACACGTCAGCCCCTGGGCGTACCCAGATGACGAGCACTCGGGTCGCGGTGCCCCAACAGAGGCCCATGGAATCCGTGGTGATCTCGGGGCCGGTATTCAGGCTGAACTTCTTGCCCAGGGCAGCTAGGGCCTTGGGGTCCTGAGTGAACCAAACCTCGCGGCCCCATGGGTGTGCCAGGTACTTGTGGACGTTCTTCATGGGTTGCGTGGGGGGAATGTTGTACAACTTTGGGCACCCTCCGGGGGTCCGGGGGTACCTGTAGGAAAAGGGGCCGGGTCAGTTTAGGGACCGGCGGGGGACCCTAGGGGGGGGGGTCTGTGTTTTGGGCGGAAGCCACCACTCAGCAATCCTCAACAACAACAACGGCTGAGGCTTTACCGGAGTTTTGGAAAGGCCTCCAAAAGGCGCATGGGGGGTACTGTCTGGCGGGGGATTCGAGCCGCGCCGTGTGCCTTGCCCTTGCAACCCATTGATTCTTAACGGATTCGATCAGATGGGCTATCTGACGGGCACGGAATCAGGCGTGATCCACAGGCGTTTAGGGCCTGTGGTGATCCAGTGGTGCGATGGTGCCTGTGGTGATCCCTCTAGTGATGCGGGCGTGGCGTGGGGGATACAGGGGCACCGAGGGTTAAAAATGGTTGCCTGGGAATGACCGTGGCGTGTTTTCGACAGGCAGACGAATCTTTTTGCTGTACCTACTTGTACAACTCAAAACGCTTTGCTATAGTTCATCCATCGCAGCAACGAACACAAAGGAGTAACGGGATGAGCAAGACAGCAACCAAGCTTAACGAAGTCCGCAGTCGCCACGCAGCTAATGAACTGTGCGAAGTGATCCAGTGGGAAACCTTGCGAATCCTCGCAGCACGAATCTTCAGCGGCATGTACTTCTAAGCAGCAACGAACACTAGCGAATCTCAACGAATCCAAGGGAAAACAAAATGCAAGCAATCGTCACCAAGTACATCGGACCTTCGAACACCAAAGGCGCACGCATCCAAGCTCGCATGGGCGACGTTCGTGTCAGTGTTCCCTACCCTCACGAACTGAGCGGCGCTGCGGGTCACTTCGAGGCAGTTAAGGCACTGTGCGAGAAGCTCGGATACAAGGATCGTGAGTTCGTCTCAGCATTCTCGAATGATGGTTACGTGTTCATCATGACAAACTACGCGGACAAGTTTTCGGTCTGACTTGTACAACACATCACACTGTCATACAGGATCAAAATGTCTAGAAGAGTCATCCGCCGGTCACTAGTGCATCGGTGATCGGCTAAGGGAACCAAGGTCGAAACCCTCTCATGAGGGTCTCAGCGTAAGGCGCTGACTGATGAGACCAACCAAGGGAAACCAACCATGCAAAAGAACAAAGTAGCAACGATGGAAATTGGCGAGTGCCGTAACGCGCACGGTAGCTGGTTCGTTTCCCTAATGTATCGCGGTAAGGACATAAACGTTGTAGCTGGCAAGAAAGACCAAGTGGGTCAAATGATCCAGCAACAGCACACGTACGCGCTCAACCGTGGGTACACAAACACGAAGCAGGTGTATCTGCCGAAACTGTAAAGGTCGAAACCCCGCAAGGGGTCTCACGGTAACGCCGTGACTGATGAGACCAACAATCAAAGGACCAACCATGAGAACGACCATTGCAGCTACGACCATTGCCACACAACACGCCGTTACGCTGGAGCATGTACCAGGGAACGATCACGAATACGTAGTCACGTATGGTCACTCGATAACTGAATGGTTGGATTCGTACGAGGCTGTGAAGGAGTTCCAATCCTGTATCGCACATGCAATGACCTGTGCGGGTTTGCTGGATGACGAGGAAGACGCAGAGTGATCGCTAATCGCATCGACCCTGCAGCCATCCTTTTCGGTTCGGCTGTTCTCTTGTGCCTTGCGGGTTGCGCGGGGCTTGTGTTGGCTATCTATCTTTGAGGTTTCATCATGGCGTGCATTCTTGTGGCTGGTCCGTTCAAAACTCGCGCAGAAGCAGAAGAAACGGCGAGTTACCTTGGCAATGCTCAACACAGCGTGTACGGAAATGCGCATGTCGATGCCGAGGGGTACACGCTCGACACATGTGACTGGTTCGTTGAACGTGACGACACAATCGTTCCTGACCGTATTTTCGGATACGACACGCAAGCGTTTCTTGCAAAACAGTATCGGTGATCAAATGACCCTTGAACAAATCGTCAATGCCCTGCAGATTCTGCGGACTGCAGCGGGCACCAATGGCGCGAGCTACTCCAACGGCACGTTCAGCACGCACAATGCGCCCGTCCGTTAAGCCAGTATCGCAGGCCCTGGAGGCATACGCCAGGGCAATCCGTCCTACGCCTGAGTTAGTCCACGCGCTGACCCAGGCGTTAGCATTGGAGCTATCGTCAACCATGGGAGGCAAAGTCACCATAGAACTACCTGGAAAAATCCGGATCATTCGCGGCCATGACGGTCAATAGCTGAGGCCCTGCAATACGCGGGGCTTTTGCTATTTGTCGACGGTTTAGAAAGAAAGGCCCCACGCGGCCCTGTAGGCGCTCGTCCGTACTCCTTAGACCCTGGGAACCCCCAGGGCCGTAGGCGTTCGTCCGTGCATACGTGATGCAGGGTGTCTACAGGGCCGTTTAACGGGTTCGTGAGGGTCTGTGGGTGCCGACATAGCTTGGCACACTGCGGGCCGTTCTGAAGGCTTATAGACAAGCGAGGAAACGAATGCTGCTTAGGAGTGCTTACAGCCCTTCTGAGGGCCTGCCGATGGTTTGGCTACTACCTACCAACCGCCCCCTAGCAGTGGCATGGCGGGCCATTGGAAGGCCTTGCAAACCCTATTCGTGCTTCGGAGGGGGTCTGACGTCTGCCGAGAGGCTCGGTGGCGCTCGGCGAGGGGTGAAATCCGGTGATCTGAGGGGGGGTCCAACCCAGTCGCTCCGCATCCTGACTACCCGATGGGCGTCTCTGGTCTTGGGACTGGGCCGGACGTAACAGGGAAAATCCAGAAATTTAGGGCTACGAAAGTAGGCCCCCGTAAAAATTCTTTGGCCCTTCCTGAAAAGGTCGATTTTCGTTGCTCGGGAAATTGGCTCGAGTGTGCCCTCTCAGGGAGCGAGAGAGAGTATCCGATGACGGTGGATGGCCGAACAATCGAAAGGGCACGCTCGAGCCTACCTATTGCAGGTAGACGAGGCCATGGCGTTGCACCATGGTCTTGGGGGACCCTCCCGGCTGGTATGGGAGGGCTAGGGTAGAAAGTGGAGCACAGCGAAGAACCCTGCGACCCCCAAGGCCCCCAGGACCGTGAAGGCCAGGGCTACCCTCGGGAACAACCCGAAGGCCAGGACGAGTAGAACGAAGCCGATGATGAAGTGCATGTTGGTCTCCCCAGTGACCGTGGTTTACCGTGAAGTTTACGGTATCTACTGAGGAAACTGTAGGTCAGAACGTGGTCGGCTGTGCGATACCACGAATAGCCCACATGAAACCCTGTTGGAGGTTTGTCTTCCCCAGGGCGACCGAGCGCTGATCGAGGTCAGCACCTTGGGCCTGCAAGGAGTCGATCCACGCCCCTACTTGGGAAGCAAGCTGCTTGCCCCTGTTCATTGCGTCGATCTCTGCCTGGGACAGGTCCCGGTAGCCTTTGATCTGCTTGTGCTGATTGTCCATTGTGTGTTGTATTGTTTGGTGTTGTACGGAAAAAGGAGCATCACGGGAGTCCCTAGCGTTCCCGAGGGCGACCATAGTTATGGTTGCTGTTGGCGCTGTGTCGCCTCGGTGTGTGTGGGGTCCTGGGGACTCTCGTGGTGATCCAAGTGAATCAAAGGTACATCAGGTGTCCCTAGGTTGATCCTAGAAAAACACCCTTAATGAAAAACACTCTCAGGTTCTATGGTCCTAGGAATAACCCTAAGGATCCTAGGGTCTCTAAGGACCCCCTACCCCCTTGATGGGGTCTTCTTTCTATAGTGCGTCCTAATTCGTTCTCCATTGCTGGTCTGCGTCCGAAGGACACCCGAAGGGTCCCCTTTCTATAGTGCGTCCTAATTCAGTCCAGAGGTTCTCTAACGAATCTCACGAAAAATCAAGGGGTTGGAATTAGGCCGCACTATAGCACCGCAACCTTTTTCTTGTACAACTTCGTGTTGCATTGTGCGGTGACGCACGGTAAGATAGCAACAACTCAACGAACACCACGGAGCACCACATGAACCTTACTAATCTCGATCTGAACTACGCCCGCCAGGCTGATCTCGAAGCGTCGATGATCGAGCGTGGTGCCCAACGCTACGCCGACAACAACGAACGTGCCCTGTATGCAGGGGACATCGCTCGCAACCAGAACAAGCTGTTCGCCTCGGCCTTCCAGAAGGCTGTCGTGGCGTTCGCTACGGCTGCTGCCGAGGTTGCTGCCAAGGGCCGTGGTCGCCCTGCGGCTCACGCTGCTGTGCTGGCGATGGTCGACCACGAGCTTCTCACGGCGATCACCCTGCGTACCCTGTTCAACGGCGCGGCCATCGACCGCACGGTCACGGACATGGCGCACACCATCGGTTTCGAGGTCGAGGCCGAGATGGCCAGCTTGAAGCTCGCGGAGCAAGCCAAGGCCGAGAAGGACAAGGGAGCCAAGGCCGAACTGCAGAAGCTGGTCGGTCGCAAGGTGACCTCGGCCCGCTCTGGCGAGAAGAAAGGGGCCGACCTGCTCGAGGCTGCTGGCGAAGAGCGCACGCCCGACGAGTTCATCAAGGTTGGCCTGAACCTAATCAACATTGCCCTGCCCGCGATGGACATGTTCCATACGGTTGAAGGCGATGAGTTCACTGGTGGCACGACCCTGAAGTTCACCGAGGCCGCGCAGACCGAGATGGACAACATGACTGAGATTCAGCAGTTCATGCACCCGGTCTACCAGCCCATGGTCACGCGTCCGAACCCTTGGACCGCCATCGACACTGGTGCCTACAATGACCAACGGGTCGCCAAGACGGTCCCGCTTGTGTCCACGCCTAACAAGAAGGTCCGCAAGCTGATCGACGAGGCCGCGAAAGCTAACGCCCCGTTCGTCCGTGCCCTGAATGCTGTCCAGGACGTGCCCCTGATGCTCAATGCGAAGGTTCTCGAGGTTCTCGAGCACTGCTTCGTGTCGGGCATCGCTGTCGGCAAGGTCCCGGGCAAGCCGCTCGAGATCGCCAAGGACGAGGAGCCGAAGAAGGCCGTCAAGATGCGCAAGGACAACGCGGCCATCCGCGCCAAGCGCAACGCAATCCGGTCGGCCATCGCTGAAGCCAAGCAGTATGTTGGCGCTCCGCTATGGCAGCCGCATACGGACGATTGGCGTGGTCGCGTTTATGCGCGTCCGGGTCTAAATCATCAGAGAGCGGACTTCGCGAAGGGGCTGTATGAACTGGCCCGAGGCGAGGTGTTGAACGAGGACGGCGTCTACTGGCTCAAGTGGCACGTGGCCACGACTGGCGCGTTCAAAGTGGATGGTCTCGCCATGGACAAGGCCTCTCACGACCGCCGGGTCCAGTGGACTGACGAGAACCTGTCGACCGTCCGCGCTATCGCTGAAGACCCTCTGGCTGCACTGCCCCTGTGGCAAGGCGCTGACAGCCCGTTCTGCTACCTGGCCGCGTGCCTGGCGCTCGACGGTTACATGAAGGATCCCGAAGGCTACGTCTGCCACATCCCGGTCGCGGTTGACGGTTCGTGCTCGGGCCTGCAGCACTTCTCGGCGCTCCTCCGTGACCCGGAAGGCGGTTCCTACGTGAACCTGCTGCCCTCGGAACTCCCGCAGGACGTCTACCGCAAGGCATCGACCATCGTGCTGCCGCTGGTCCAGGCTGATCTGACGGACCCGGAGAAGTCCCAGTGGGCGCAGAAGTGGATCGACTACGGTATCGACCGCAAGGTCTGCAAGCGTGCCGTTATGACGTTCGTGTACGGGAGCAAGCAAAAAGGCTTCGCGGACCAACTGGTAGAGGACATCATCGACGTTGAAGGCAAGGGCCGCGAGATCTTCGGCACTGAGTGGGCAGAGCAAGTCCCGGCGGCACACTACCTGGCTGCGCACATCATGGCGGCTGTGAAGGAGACCGTTAAGGCTGCTGCCGATGCGATGGAGTGGCTGCAGAAGGTCGCAGGCATCCTGGCGCGTCACAACATCCCGATGCGATGGGTCACCCCCCTCGGCCTCCCGGTGGAGAACGCGTACTACAAGCCGAACGTCAAGCGCCTGAAGATGACCCTGTGGAGCCGTGACGTCAACGTGCCGGTGCGCTATGACCCGCAGATTGTCATGGGCTACACGAAGGAGCTTTTGGAGCACAAGTGCAGAAATTCGTGCGCTCCGAACTTCGTGCATTCGCTCGATGGTGCGCATTTGGGTCTCAGCGTGCTGAAGTGCGTCGACAATGGCATCAACGACTTCCTGTTGATCCACGACTCGTTCGCAGCCCTGCCGAATCAGATGCCCAAGTTCAATCGACTGATCCGCGAGGCGTTCGTTGAGATGTACGAGAACAACGAGCCGCTCGAGGGCGTGCTGACGAATGCGGTCGACGACATGATGGAACTGGTCTCGACGTGCGAGGACGCTGCTGTCATGACGAAGCTGCAGAAGAGCATGAAGGACCTCGGCAAGCTGGGCCTCCCCGCGAAGGGCACCCTGGACCTGCAGTTGATCAAGCAGTCGCCGTACGCGTTCGCATAATCTGTACAACACCACGTAATACAAGGCCCTACGGGGCCTTTTTGCATTTAGGACGCACTATAGAAAGAAAGACCCGGCCAATTCCGGCCCGCTTGTTTTTCTGTACAACACGATCTTGTACAACATCACGGAACACACGATGGACGACCAAGAATTCGGCACCGCTGACCCGATGCCCCTGGACGTTGCTGTGGGCTTCATGGCCCTCGGCTACGACCTAAACTCCCTCGAAGGCCGCAACGCCTTCATCCCGCAAGACCCCTACTTCAACGACTGACCCAACCCCGAGAACCACACTTCATGAAAAACTTCACGACGCCGAAGGGCGCTGCAGGCTATTCCAACCTCGTCACTCCGGACACTAAGTTCGATGCCGAGGGCAAGTACAAGACGAGCATCACCATCCCGGCAGCGCAAGCCGAGTCCCTCATGGACCTGGCGCGTGAGGAAGCCAACGAACTCGCTGTCCTCGACAAGAAGACCAAGAAGGTTGTGATGCCGGAAGGTATCAAGATGCCGTTCGTCGAGAACGATGACGACACGGTCACCTTCACGTTCAAGAGCAAGAAGAAGCCGAAGCTGTTCGATGCCAAGGGCAACCCGATCCGCAACACGGAAGGCCTGCAGCGCATCGCTGGCTCGACCATCAAGGTCAAGGGTGCCTTCTCGAGCTACGAGGGCTTCGGTGGTGGCGTTACGGCCTACCTGAACGACGTCCAGATCATCAAGCTCGTCGAAGGTGGCGGTGGTGGCTTCGGTGACGAGTCGGAAGGCGACGATGATGGCTACGTGGCCGACAATTCGGAACCGGCGAACTTCAACGACAGCGATGAACCGAGCGATGACTCGGAAGGCCCGGTCGACTTCTGATGAAGATCAGTGCCCGAGCCGCAAAGGCCAACTGGTTCTCCAAGAAGAATCAGGTGGTCAAGGTGAAGGCGAAGCTGCGCAGTGGTCTGGAAGACAAGATCGCCGCGCAGTTGGACGAAGCCGGGGTCGAGTACAC